ATGCGGGGTTTTGATGCTTTGGCATGTTTTTGGAACCTATCCAATTTTTGGGCGCATTAGCGCAGAAAGTTCCCAGCCTTTAAGATTACACTCTTAGATTTCAACCTTATTAGCCATGTTATTGCTATTAAGTGATTGCGTGTAGAGTAGTCGTCTTTTGGGTCGCTTCAAACCAGTATATCTGGGCTATTTGCTTGACTTATAGTGGTTAAACCCTTTGCTTGCCGTTATTTTTCGGTCTCGTTTTCCCTATAAAACGTTGGGAGTATCCGCCCCAACGTTCTCATAATTTTGAGTTTCCATTAGGAGAAGCTTTATACTTTTGCGAAATAAAAGTTTCGTGTGTCAGACCTACAGCTTTATTGTTTAGCGTGGTATCTTGCACGCCTTCATGTTGGAAATATACCAGATGGTTGCGGTACCGGAGTAAGGCGTACAACATGGATCCTGGAGCGAGAGCAGGACCGATCCTCCATTCTATAGATTAGATTAAGAGTCGCCACTGTGAGCCTTTAGTGGCTAGTGAGCAGTATATAAGAACAGGTATTTTAGCGCAACCTGTCTCACCTAGTTGAATGTATGAGAGTGACATTCAATATTGAAAATATTCTCGCTAATAATAAGAATAATAAGAATAAAAACAAAAAGAACGGGTCTAACAGCTCGTCCGCCGCTAGATCTCAGAGGATTAGCGGCATGGGTGCTTACACTGTCGATGATTTGAAGAAGTCTTTAAATCAGGTAGTTAAGCAAGGATTGAAGGGCGCCGGCCGTGCTGGCGGTGCTTATTTAGGGAGTCAGATTGGCTTGGCCAAATCTGGCGCGAAGTTGGGCGCTGGTGTTGGCGCCCGCATTTCTAAGTTGATTGGTACTGGTGATTATGCTACGAGTGTAGATGTTGCCATGAACAGTTTAGTGAGGCCTGGGGCAACTCAGTACGCTTCTTTTGCAGACTCTAAGACGAGCGTAAGAATGTGTCACAGAGAGTATCTTCAGGATGCCTTTACTGGTGGAGTTGTCAATACATTCAACTCTACCTCGTTCCAGATCAATCCAGGATTGTCAAATACTTTTCCCTTTTTATCTCAGATAGCCAATAATTTCGAAGAGTATAAGATACACGGGCTAGTATTTGAGTATGTTTCCACCACTTCTCCATATAATTCTACTTCAGCAATGGGGTCGGTTATTATGGCCATGGAATACAACGCAAATTCAGCTCCTTATACCTCCAAACCACAGATGGAGAATAGTGATTTTGCTATTAGTGCTCGCCCCGATAAGTCTATGATTTATGGGGTTGAGTGCGCAGACAACGCTACTAACCATCTGTTTATTAGGAGTGGTCCAACGACCTTACCGTTGACCACCACAGATTTAGGGTTATTTCAATTCGCTACATTAACACCGTTGGCAATTAACACCACCTTAGGTGAGATCTGGGTAAGCTACGATATAGAATTGTTTCGCCCCAAGATTTCGCCTTTCAAACCAGGTTATTATCACCTTGCAGCAACATTTGCGTCGTTGGCTGCAGGCGCTATCGTTAGATCCAGTTATACTGTCGTTAGGCCGGCGGGTACATCACCAATCGCTCCCGCAGCGGCTGGCAGTTTATCTGGGGTCACGTTATCACCTGCTACTACTACAATCACTTTATCCGATGTTGATGTCGGAGATGTGATTCAAGTCGTTGGGTATGTATCCGGTGTATCTGTGTTGGCCCAAGCTTTGAACGTTTCTGGTTCAGCTGGGTTGACACTGTTATCCGTGTATGCAAATTACACGGCTGTTGCAGAAGCAGAAGGAAGTACGTTGGGAGCATCTATCACCGCTACGATTAGAGTTGATACCAATGCGTCTGCGCAAACGTTGACCTTTTCCACAACACAGGCCATTGCTGCAGCTGGTACATTTGATATAATTATCAATAGTATTGGTAATGGGCAGAATGTTTCTGTGTTGTAAACATTGCGTCGGTTGTTAATTATAAAAATTTTTGGGCTTTTCTGTGACTATAGTTATTCTAGATTTTCTATAGCATTTTGGCATAGGCATTAGTATAAATAATGTTGCGCCAACTCAGAACGGCCCGCCCAACGGTTTGAGGATAGGATTCAAAACAAAATAAATATATAGTCGGATTGTTAAGTTGCTTGCTGCATGTCATACCCGACAACTTGAGCGCACCCGCACAAAGATTTGTGTACGTGTAGGGCGTCTCATATTAAAATAATTTTATTCTCATTGGCGTTGGTAGAGTTGACGGATCAGACTTTATTGGTCCACCATAATGCTTCCTTTCTAGATGGTTATGGAGTTTTTGTGTTACATAGAAACTGAGTGTTAATGACACTCACGCGTGGTAAGACCTTATGCGACGAAACACAACGGTGCGTTTACGAGAAAACGAAAGGGCGGAGTGCCTAGGGTAGCCTTTTGGGAATTGGCCACGTCTTGTGACGTAAAATAAAATTCAACCGGTCGGAAGCTGTCCCCCCCCCTGGACGCTTTGTATATCTGATTTCTTATCTATTCATCAAAATCGAATATACAAAGCACCAACAATGATTAACCCACTAGAACAAGAACAAGCGGCGATGGCCCCCGCCGGGGCCCACAACAACACATTTTCATATATTCTTTTTCACTATTATCCACGCCTTTTGTTTCGTAATTTATACAAATGGGTGTGTCGGTTATTCATTCTTTTATGCGCCCCTTTCACACATTTACGTTCCTTTTTTAACGATGCCAATCGTGAAGTCTTTGGATTACGATATGGCGGTATGCTGAGGTTTTACACCATTTACACGGTGGTCTTTTGCATTTCGCCGTTTCTACCATCAGATCAGCTTCCAGATTTTGAGGTGAGCTTTTCCTGGGTTTGCTTCTATCTGGGGTATTGGAGTGCTGTATACGTTATGACACTATCCTTCATGGTTTGGCCAACCGTTCTTATTGCAAATTGTGTTGAACATTTAATTTACGTAGTTGCGAAGAGATTTTTGCTCGGTGCCTCTTTGAATGGGAGTCATGGTGAGTTCACTAATGGTGACGACCTTGACGAACAGTGTTCTGTGTGTTACACTGCCCTAGCACCTAGCAACCCTCGTGTTCGACTTTCTAGGTTTCGTATGCCATGTGCTCATCCGCTATGTTTTGCTTGCGCGGCCGACACATGCGGTTCGTCGTATTTGCCACCCCTTTCCTCACCTTTGGGGACAGGGCGTTGTCCAGTTTGTAGAGGCGTCTTCAACGTCCCTATAGACTTGATTTTGCCGTACATGAGCAGTAGGTTCGAAACCCAAGTTCGTGAATTGGTTGTTCAGATGAGGCGCCAGCCACCATTAGCCCGTCGAGGGGCCGTCAGAGCTATTGCTCCGGCCATCCCCCTCGTCGCTTCTGTGGTTGAAAGCGTCGGGGTTATTAACGCAACGGTTGCGTCAGTTCCTACACCACAAATTATTAATCCTCCAGCAGCTTTGGTGCCTGGCACATTCACACCTCCTCGCGTCCAGGAGGTGCTCATATACACTCGCTACAATACCAGTAGTCGTGGTGGTTTGAGTTTGTGCCTTGTTGCTGCGCTCCTTTCTATTATGTTAACATGCTACAATTGGCATTTTGTTTATGGCTCACTTGCATTTGCGTTCTTTGCATTTACATTGTGGGTCATAGCGCGTGTGCGTTTCTGGTGGGGTGACACCAGGTATATTGGCATGTTGGATAGATCTATATCAGACGATTATGGCACGCCCACTCGTTCGTTGTTTGACCCCTTTACGTGGGCATCCAACGTGGCACCGTTGCCAGGTTACACTGGCTACCGTCTGGCCCCCGTTTTTGTTGATATTGCTTTTGAAGTGTATCAACAACATCGTGGTGGGAGCAAGTTCCGACCGGACTTGAGGAGGTTCATCACCAACGATCTGTGTAGGGCTTTGTCAGGCGTGACCCCTGCATTGGTCCCTAACTACCACATCATAGCACACAATACCGGAGATTATCTGGCTCAAAGGATACAAATAGATTGTCATTTGAATCCCTCAGTTGAGCAGGTTCCGGTACATGTGCCTTACTGACCCAAGCCACCACCAGTCGGGTTATCTTATGCTGGGAATTATAAGGCTCATTATTTGAATAATGATTCTTGGAGGCATAAGACATTTCTCGATGGTGGCAGGTTTGAGGTGGTTGGGGGTGGTGATTTTGTCGTTAACGGGGATGTTGTATTCCCGGAGGATCCAAATTATATGGGTCTTTTCGACAATGGACGTATGTCCAAAGGCTATCGCACCTATTTTGGTTTGCGATTCTTTCACACAGCTGTTGTTTCCATGAGTAATAATGACGGTTTGCGCGGCGCGGTGAGGAGACTCACGTGCGCTAGGGAACCTGATATACCTGGATTACATCAGCAGTTGAAAGATAATCAGTTTGCCAATCTGAACACTCAAAATTTAGGGATTTTGACGTGGGTCCGATGGTTTAAAGCGCGCCTCGGGGAGGTGCTGCGTGGGGATGTAGGGGGTTCCGTGGAGTTAAGGAATGCCTGGACTCTTGCTCCCCACCCAAAGAGAAAATTGCGGATTCGTACCATGAATGAGATTAATTTAAGTGGGTCCACGTCAGGTACAAGGGTTAAAAATGGTAAGGTTCGTTATAAGACCAAGCCTGGTGAGTTTTTGGAAGTTGGAAAGTATCTTAGAGGCATAGGTGATTTGACCGCCCCTGGTACTAGCGTTTTTGCGTATTTCATGGATTTTGTAAAATTCGTGTTTTCCATTCCATATCATTATAAATCCGGTGTGTCCGTGTTTGTTAAGCCAAGTCAGGAAAATATTTTGAAGGCTTTTGATTTGCTGGTTAATCCGGTGAAACAGTTAAGTTTTGTTTTTCTCTCAGATGATTCTTGTCTGAGCATTATTTGCAGTGATGGTATTTTTCGCTGTAATATGGACGTTAAGGTATGCGACGGTAGTCATTACGATCCGATTTTCGGTGTCTTTCGTGCTGCGATAGACACTCACGATTCTCGGTTTGTTAGAGATATCGGCAATTTCTTTTTGCAGTGCTTATCAACATGCAAGATTTTCTCAACCCAATGGCACAAAGTAGTATTGAAACCTTTGTACCACACTTTGTATAGCGGGCATGCCGCAACCACAAATCTTAACAATACAGCTAATACTATGATCTTTATACAGATCGCAGATGCTTTAGAAGCTCACGGCGACATATCTATGTCACAGTGTGCAGCATTAATCACCGCTGCAGCCGCGAGAATCGGGTATTTAGTTAAGATACAGCGATGTGATCATATACAGCAGCTGCAATTTTTGAAACATTCCCCAACTTCTGATGGTGGGATGTTTTTGAATGTTGGTGTTGTTTTACGATCGCATGGCTCATGTGAAGGCGAGCTCCCCGGGCGGGGCGGAATTAATACCCGCGCGTACAGCTACCAGGCCGGTGTTATCAAAGGATATGTTCATTCTGGTAACTCCAGCATTATGCGTAGTTTGCGTGCACGGTATTCCGCAAAACCCGCTGCCGACATCGTCGTTAAGATTGATAGTTCGTGGAAAGTTAAATACTCCCATGAATCCTTCGTTTCCGACGAGGACTTGTGCAAACGTTATGACATTAGACCTGCTGATATAGATGAGTTAAATCATTATATTAGCCTCGGTCATGATGGCTATGTTGTCCGTTGTCATGCTTTGGATAAAATTTTCGAAGCTGACTACGGATATGTATAACGTCTGTGCATTTCCTTGTGAGTTGGCCCCCTAATTTAGTCAGACCGCAGTTTGTTGCTTTTGCCTTTCTGCTGCTACCTCGTGGTAATTGGTACTGTCTGTTCCCTCCGTGCTTGTGGATGCACTGT